CGGCGTGAAGACCAGCGCCAATTCTTTGGCGTCGGCGTCACTGATCGGGAGCGTGAGGTCGGAGAGGGTCACTAGACGTTCCTCGTAAGCGCGTTTTGGAACGCCTGTATGGCGGTGTAGTAACTCGCGGTCTGGGCGTCACTCAACCCTGCTCCGATGGAGTATCCAGCCATAAGACCGTTGTAATATTCGACAGGCCCGTTTCGGGCGAATACGAAGAAGGGGCTCGCGCCGGTCGTTTCGGCGGTGCTAGTGGCGTTGGTCCCAAGCGACACTGCATCGTCGTAAAGCGTAAGGAGCGCCGTACTGGTACGGCTTGCGAGAATTAGGCCGCCGTTTGTGTTGGTACGGTTATGTGCAACTGCGCTGTTTGCCTTGCCTAGTTCCGTCTGGATTCCGTAGTTCGGCGCAGACGAGCCAGACAACTGAAGAAACAGCCGATAGCGGTCCGTCACGCCGTTTAACAGTACACCGACCAGAGTCCTTGCCGACGCAATGTTCTGCGTTCCCCGAATGTACGCCGCTAAGTGGCAGTTGGCGGCACCGGGCAACTGATCGACGTTGAAGCCGGTGTTGAGGTATTTACTCGTCCCGTTCCCCAGCAGACCGCCACTCGCCCCCGTCTCAACGTAGTCGCCCGAGACAAAAGGCCCATTGTTCGTATCGGTGGCATTCCCGTACTGCGTCCCGCCCAGCGACGGCCCGCGATACAGCGGCACCAGACACGCCTCAAGGCCGGTGCCGCAGAAGAGATTGAGGCGGTAGAAACGATCCCGAATCCCAGCCGCGTCGATGGCTGTGCAGAACGCATTCACCGCCGTCGCCGTAGTGGACGAGACGGTGCCGCCGTTGGCGTACACGCGGTTGATCCAGTCTTGGGCATCGGCGTTGCTGACGATTGGGGCGAGCGTGATGCCCCACTTGGCGGCGAGGTAGCGTTCGATGCGCTGGCGTTCACTGCCAGACAGCGTGCGAGCATAGACGAGAAGTTCCGCAACCCGGCCGTTGTATAGAGACGTATTTGCAGAACGCCCAAGCGCCCCAACCGTAAACCTGTCCACGCTCAATGTACCGATTGTCTGCGTTACGGACGAGACAACGGCGCCGTTGATCGCGAGCGAGCGAGCCGTCTCGCTGGAGACGCCAGCCATCATGTATTTCTCACCGCCTGCGCGGACGGCAGAAATCGCCTGATCGCCAGTCGCGTTAGTGTCCCGAAGCCAGTATGCTGGCGTTCCTGTATACATCGCCGCTAGTGAACTTGAGCCATTCGACGGCCCTGCTGACGCGACCACAACGGCGCTTGATGTGCTTGGCGTAACGACGGCAATCATGGACGCCGACTGATCGGCGCTGTTGAACACAGTCGCCGCTGCGTCCGCGCGGAGATGATCGTCGGAGCCGTCAAACGACAGCGCCGACTTGGCTGCAAAATAACTAGCAATCGTCGGCCTGCTCCCGGCCGTCGCCTGCGTGGCGTGCCTGTTGTTCCCAGACTTGTCGCGCCAATACCCCACCGGATCGTTGGTCGCCGTTGCCTGCGCGTGGACTCCGCTGATCCCCCATTTCGCGGCGAGGTAGGCTTCGACGCGGGCGCGGTCGGAGGTGGAGATGACACCCTGATAGAAGATGATCTCCGCTATCGCAGCAGGCGCACCACCGCCGCCGAAGTTTCCGATAGTTAGGTCAAATGAGGCGTTCGTTGCAGCAGCCGCGTTCGCGGCAGTGTTGGTCGCGCCGGACAGGACGCCGTTCTGCCTCGCCAGCAACCGCGAAGCCGCTGTCGCGTTGGCGTTGTCCATGACAGCGGACATGATGCAGAAGGAGTTGGCCGCAGTGAAGAAGTCGTTTTGGCTTAACGATGACGTTGAGTTTCCGCTGACGCCGCGACTGACTGTGAATTGCAGGCTGTTATTACGCGATACGCTGGAGCGATCATCCATGAAGATGGAGACGCCCGTATTGCCAGATGTGTTGTTGGTGTTGTTGAACAAGTACCGGATGCCGTCCGGGTTGCTCGTCGTTGCTGGCTTCAGCACAACAAACATGGTGGCGCCGGTGGCGTTATGCAGATAATTGAACGCCGCAGTGCTGCTGCCAAAAACAAGCGAATCGGTGTTATCAAACTCTATGGTTGCGCGTCCATTGAGGCTGGATGCAACCCGCTGCGGCCTGCTGGCCGATACAGCCTGCGATGCTGCGGGAGAGCCAGCCCCGCTCTTGTCTCTCCACTCTGAAACATTGCTGTCAGAGAGCGTCATGCTGTTCAAGTCATCCGCATCAAGCCACAGCGCGCACCCACTGATCTCCGTAGGCGCCGACACCGCCGTCACCGGCCCAGCGTCGGTGGTGTAGAGCGACTGCGTGTCAGCCGCGTCCAGCCAGAGGGCGAGGCCAGAGATGGAGCGCGGCGTGAAGGTGCCGGAGGGACGAAGAAGGCGGGGGGACTGTGGCATGCGGTCAGTTCCTTCCCTCGTCCACCCCGTTCGCCGCAGCCACCTTCGGCTGCAAGGCATAGAGCAGCCGCGTCTGTTCGTGGACGGCTTCGGCTATGTCCCGCTGCGTCAGGGACATCTCCCGGAGGAACGCCTGATGGGCCTCCACCATCGGCAGCACGATGTCCACCCGCACGAACCACAGCACGAGGCTCGCCAGGACGAGGCCGAACCCGTACCGCTCCACCATTCGCAGGGCTGTCTCGTACACTTCCACGCTACTCACGCCTCACCTCTTGCTGCCCACTGCCACCCGGCCAGTTTCACGCGATTGGCCGATCTCGATAGCCACCACTCCAGGACGTGCTGCACGATGGCGGAGATCGCCGCCGACAGGATCAGCGTCCAGAAGAATCCGTAGGTCTGCTCGCTGCCACGCAGCGCCTCATAGGTGGCGGTCACCCTCTTGGTGGTCGCGTCCAGGATCTTCTCCTCCTCGACCGACCCTCTGCCCGCCGCCATCAGCGGCTCAATCGGCCACTCCGTCACGGCGATCAGCACCAGATCGTTGAGCCGTTCCTTCCCCACCAGCCGGGCTCGGACCGGAAGGCGGCGGCGGACGTACTCGCACAGTTCGTCGGCTTGCATGGTCACTTCCTGCACGTTCCGTTTATGCACTGCTGGGGCTTCGGCCGGTTCTTGGCGCACGAGCAAGTCGCCGGGCATTCACACCACACCCGAGTGATCCCGTCGCCGGTCGGAACCATCCCCGTTCCCCCGCACTTGCCGCAGCACTTCACCGGCTGCGGACTGGGCTGCGGAGGTAGCACGTCTGGGGCAAACGCGAGCCATACGGCGACAGTAGCGACGGAAATCTTCATCCGAGAATCTCCCGTGCGCCCCAGTCTTTGAGCGTCCGCTTAGGAAAGCCCACCACGTTCGATACTGCATACGTTCCCCCCTGCGCGATCATCCGCTGGGCCGTCTGCTGGTCGATCCAGAACGACCCCTCCGGCTGGTCATGCACCTTCGGGCCGGTGTGGGCGTTCCAGCCCCACGAGTTCTGCACGCAGAAGCGGCAGTCATTGGGACGGGTGTCGTCGGCCGCGTGCCACTGCATCGCGTGGTGCCATGTCCCGGACGGGCGGATCATGCCCTCCGAGTTCCGCTTCATCCCGGCGAACCCAACGTCCGAGCAGCACACCAGCCCGTACCCATTGGCGATGGCGTCCCGTGCCTGCTGCCACGTCGTCACGAGACTGATGGTCCCGATGTGGTGCTTCTTCGCCTCGCTGGTCACCTCCGCCGGGACACCCCGCGATCCCCACCGCATGCCCACCGATGCGGTGTAGTCCGTGAGGTCGAGCCCAAGCGACTCGTACCTCTTGCGGAGCAGCAGGCCACCAGTCTTGTGTGCCCACTCCACGATGCGGGAGCAGGTCGCCCCCTGTCCACCGTGACCACGAGCGCCGTACAGCGGCTCCGTCGCCGTGCGATCTACCCAGTCCTCTGTCGAGTGCAGGTCCGGGTCGTTGGCCCGAGCCACGTCCGCCCCGCCACGCACTGCATGGCTGACACAATCTCCAGTGGTTTGCGTCTCGTCGTAGGGCTTGCGTCCCGTCGCCGCCTCCCAGTGGACGACCGCCTTGAAGGCGAGCGACAGTTTTCCTGCCCCGCTACCAGCCAGCGTCCCGCCGAATAGCGGCATGGGCAGCGACCGCAGCAGCCGAGCGGTGGCGTCCGGGTCGCAGTACGAGCCCATGAGCCCGTCGTTGTACGCCCGAGCGATGTCCTCTGGCGAGGCGTAGAAGTCTTCCATGCCCCACCTATTTGATCGCTGCGAACGCCCGTGCTGCCGACTGACGGAGTTCCGGCGTGAGCGGCAAGTCCTTGTCGCCCACAGCCAGGAGCAGGTACTCATCGAGCCGCTGCCCAAGCCCGGTGTACCGGCCCACCATCCCCGTGTTCTCAAAGGCCATCGACAGGGCGTTCCTGTACCGCGCCCGCAGGTCGAACAGCGTCTTGCAGACCGGCTGCTTGGCCGCTCCGTCCCGCACCACGATGTCCGCCATCGCTGCGTGGAAGCCTTGCAGGATGGCTACGTCGGCGGGACTGACGCCCTCCAGCACGCCGCTGGGCTTCGGCACGACAGGGCCAACAACGGGCTTGCGGGGCAGGACGGTAACCGTCATGGCCCCAATGCCAATCAGCAGGCCCGCCCAGATTGCGACCGTCCGTGCCATGAACTACCGTGCTTTCTTCGGGAGTTCCTTTTCCGCCACCAGAGCGGCGATCAGAGCCCGTGCCGCTGCGGCCACAGCACCCTCCCCTACCTCCTCCGCCTGCCCGGCCAGGACAAACAGACGATTCACCCACCCGGCCCGGTCAGCCGGTGAGACTCCCGGCGACCGGGCCGCAGTCAGGTACGGCAGGGCAGACGCCCCCGCTGCCACAGCAAAGGCGACAGCGGCGAGCAGGTACATCGCCATCAGTCCACCTCCGCCTGCGATACAGCCGTGACCAGGGCCACGATGTACCGGAACAACTCCTCCCCCTGTGGACTCAGGAGGCACGCCTCCACCCGCTCACAAAGGTCGTCGTCGATGGGCGTGGCCGTCTTGGTAGCGACAAACCGCATGAGTTTGAGCGCCCCTTCTGCCCGTTCGTTCGCCGTGTCGGCGGCGGAAATCTCGGACAGCAGCGACAAGGCTGGTGCCCACTCCACCAGCATCTTTACCTTCTCGGCTACGGTTGCCATGCGGCTTCTCCTTCTGGCGGGCCACCCACTTCACCAGAAGATTTATGTCCCGCTCGGGCTTACACAGGGACAGGAGTTTTCGCCGCACGATCTCGGGATCGAGGCTCAAATCCCGGCACGTCTGGTCAAACGTGAACTCCCCTCCCGTGCCGTCAAAGGCCCACCTGTAGGCGGCTACCTGACGGCGCAGGATCTCCCACTCCTTTCTGCTGGAAGGGAGCATCTGCCTGTACCCCAGACGCCTGTGGCGACGGCACAACTCCCGAACGTGGTAATGGGTCCGAACGAGAACTTCTGCACAAAACCTCCTCCAGCCAGTCTCGCACTCCTCAACGATGTTCTCGTCGTCGTATTCCGTTACGGCGACGGCGATCATTATTTTGTCGGTGCCTCACAATAGCCGGTACGAAATGAACCTTCGTTGAGTTCCGGCCACAACTCCAACGAATGAATCGCTGCCATGAAGTTCCACGCCGCATGGCCCAGATGGTCTTCGCTCCTGTCGCCGTCCAGGAACTTGAATACGTGGCGAATGGCATGATTCAGTATGTCGGCTGCACCCATCCCGGCTTCCCAGTTATAGGGACTGTACTTGGCGGCACCTTCTGCACAGGCGCTTGCCACTGCCTCAATGCCCTTCGGTGGAATCAGGTCATAACGAAACATTTGTTGCTCCCAGATAAATAACGAACTGCCCTCATCACTCCGTCCACGTTGTCGCCAAGACCGCCAATGCTCACATTGCATCTCTGGCACAAAATGCCACGCACCTTGCCTGTGTCATGGTCATGGTCAACCACCATCTTCTTGCGATTCAGCCGACACACACCGCATAGCCCTCCCTGCCGGTCCCACATGTCCGCGTACTGTTCCAGCGTGATGCCGTATCGCTTGGCAAGATTCCATCGCCGCCTGTACTCAGCCGCCTCGACTTTGTGCGCCTCCATGTACTCACGCTGGTGCTTCCGAATCGCCTCCCAATTCCTCATGGCGTAGCGCCTTTTGCATTCTGCCACTTTGCCCTTGTTGGCCTTGCGCCACTCATTGTTCTTCGCATTGACGCACGGCTTGCACATGGCATAGCGCCCGTCCTTCGTGTTTACCGAATTGTGGTAATCCTCCAGCGACTTCAACTCACCGCACTTCGTGCATTTCTTTCTCGACACGGCTGTTCTCCTGAATGGCGTGCAGGACTGCAACCGCAGCGTTTGCCAGATGGTCGGCATTCCTATCTCCCGCCAGAAAGATGTATGTCTCTCGGAGGCACTCGCTGAGACATTCCGGCACGCTCAGTCGCCCCCCATACTTAGATGCTCCCTCCGCACACGCCGCCGCCACCGCCGCCAGACCGATGGGCGTGATGAGGTCGTACCTCGTCGCCTCCGCATCGCTCGACCGAACGGCACCGCTGTCGTACTTGACCGACCTGTCCTCAGTTACCTTTATCACTTGACTAACTCCTTGTAGCGCGACTCAAACAACTCCTTCGCCTGCGTCCAGCAGTACGGATTGACTGGCCCGCACGCAGGCTCTACGTCGATCCCCCAGTCGTGCATGCAGGGGATCAAATCTCGTTTCTCCGCCATCAACGCCCGCAGGTCGGCCTGCTTCACGTCGGGCGGCATGGGCCACGACAGCCGGAACACGCGGGCGATGGTGCGCTGCACATGCTCCTCCAGTTCCCGGTAGCCGGGCAGGGCGTTCTTGAGGGGCGTGGCTACGTCACCCAAGTACGCCTCGCTGGCATCATGCAGCAGCCCCCACAGGGCGTTCTCTGGCTGCGTCAGTCGGCTCACCATGACGCTGTGCTGGGCCACCGAATACGGGCACTTCGCGTGGCCCGTGAAGCGGTTGATGATTGACAGTGCGTGCGAGATGTCAGGCAGTCGCACGTCCTCCTCACGGAAGTTTGCGAGGTCGATCAGTTTGCCGGTGTATGTCTGCATCGTCGTGGCGTTCATGGCTAGCACTCCTTGCACACCAGTGGGTCAATGGGACGCAGTGCCGACTGCGGCACGAAATACGCTTCCCCGTATCCGCCGTAGTTGGCCTTGAACTTCGGCTGCTTCGCCTCCTCTGCCGGAAGCCAGCCGTGAATGGTGAACTCGTGCGGGCCTCCCGTGACCAGGACGAACACATCGCCATCCTTGTCTCCGGACCGAACGATCAGGTCGTAGGAGTGCTTGGATCGCGTGCGGATCTGGATGTGGTCCCCGACATCTCCACCCGACTTGAAGGTGTTGACGCTGCCGTTCCAGTAGCGGTTGGTCGCCTTCGCGAACGCACACTCACCGAGTGCGCCGAGAATGTGGACGTGCCACTCGTTTTCGTTTGTGGGCCGGGCGTTTTGCAGACCCTTTCGCAGAGCCTCCACGTTTCGGCTTACGCCCACGAGCGCCGCTCGGCTGACCTCGAACCACTCCAGCGTTACCCGCATCGTTCTTTCCTTCCTTGAGAGTGACCCAGCCGTCCTTGTCCGGAATCGGGCTGTGGACTTCCTCCTCGTCGCTGTCGTCCCCGTCCCAGTCGATGACTCGGGCGTTCATCACATCGCTCCTTGCGCTTGCTGCACGAACCGCTTGATCTGCTCCAGCGGGAACGTCACAAGCCACTCCTTCTCGTTCTGCCGGTGCAGCACAACAGGGCAGAGTTCCCCGCACTGCTCACGGGACTTGTCCATGACGGCGTGCAGGTTCAGCCCACGCTCGACCCGCTTCACCTCCATCCACAGGTGAGGCGTGCCGGGAGAGATGAGGTCGCTTGCCGACTCTGTGCCGCTGTGCTGCTGCGACCGTCGCGAGTGGGCCTGCGGCAGCAGCCGGTTCCACTCGGCCGCAGCCTCCAGTTCACCACGCTTGCCCTTCTGCCTGCTGTTGATTGCCATGTGCTTCAACTCCTGCGGGATTCCGTTCTTCCTGCGAAACACGAACAC